TCTCAAGACTCTGTATTCATCCACAAACTCAACAGAGCGAGTATAATATCACTTCTTGGTTTGTTTCAAAAGCGATTAGACAGTTACGAAAAGATACTGAAGTTAAAGCAATCATCTCTTACGCTGATAGTGATTTTCATACTGGCACAATCTATCGCGCTTGTAACTTTAAGTATTGTGGTCTTTCAGATCCAAAAAAAGATTTCTACTATGCAGACGGTACCAAGCATTCACGGGGTAAAGTAAAAGGTGTCGAGGGAGAATGGAAAGAACGCTCCCGCAAGCACCGTTATGTGATGATGTTTGATAAGAATCTAAAACTATTGTGGAGTGTTTAGAGTATTTTCAGTCTTAATCAACTTAGTATTAATATACTGAGAAGACTTCTCATAGTACATAATAGAACGAATATCATTCAGATATTGCTGCAGATACTGTGGCTTTAGAATATAAATCGTTCTTTTTTTATTATTTTTATCAACCTCATAGTCATAGTTGGATATCCCTACAACTGGATTTAATGAAATATAAGGATTATTTGGATCTGGAATAGTAAAATTAGAATCAACTATCTTACCTGCAGGTAAAATTAGATTACCTGTCGAATTTTTGACTTCAGTTGTTTGGTAATATTTTACCTCATACATTTTTTCTAGACCATATTTTTCTTCAACAAATCTATAAAGATCTCTATCAGAAAGAGGCCATTCATTTCTCACATTAATAATATTAGCAGAAAGTAAAACAACCCAATCTAGGTCTGAAGATCCATATAATGCTTCTGCAATTGTATCTGGTCTTTCACCATCTCTAACCTGATATTTGTTAAAGAGAGTAAATACGTTCTGTAAGTCATCACGAAGTTTAACTCTACGGAAAAGGTTCTTGACTCTTACATAATTGAGAGAAGAGTTTTTAGTCGGTAATTGAGATTGATACTCAATATCTGGTAGTTCTCTGAAGTAACTCATCTTAGTATCCTACTCCTGGTCCAGATTCTGCTGTATCATAATCTTCTGCATAGACTGGATTCAATTCTTTAAATGTAAGTGCCATAGATATATGAACTGGTGTTCCATCTGAATATGTTGAATAATTTCCAGATGCAGTATAATCTAATCTCATATCTAGTAAGGCACAAGTCTTAAATGCATTCAAGAATGGGTGATCCGCACTTCCACTCTTATATTTAATTTCAAATACATCTGGAGCAGCAACTAATAATCCAATTCCAGCACCACTTGCAAGATTTGTTTTTGGTGACATTGCTTTCTTAAAAGATTTAATAATCTGCTTAACTGTTTGTGACTCATATGAGTCTCTTGGTGCAAAATCAAATGTAAAATTAAATTCTCTTAAATTAACACTATTAAATAATAGTTCTAAATTTGGGTTTACTGCAGTTCCAGTGGATCTTCCCAAAATACTAGATGCCGAAACATTTGCTCCAAGACTGTTAAGCACTTGTTGGGATGCTGCCGAAATTACACTACCTTGCCCTTCTCCACTTTTTGTAGCATTTACTGCGGTAGTATATGCATTTTGTAATATCTTTGTAATATCTCCTGGATTTTTAATTAATCCTTCTACCGCCTGTGCTCCTAATCCAGACAAAGGATTTAATCTATCGGCACCCCAATCAACCGAATTTCCATCTGCTAATTGTTTTGGTATCGGCAAGTGAATATATTGTACTACACTTTGGAGTGATCCAGATTGTTTATTTCTTATTGACTCAGTCGCAGTTCCAAATCTTAAAGTTCCTGATTGAGTGTTGAATCCTGGAGGTTTATATTTAACTATTTTTATTTCAAGCCAATCCGAAGTGTTATCCAATAAGGCATTTGGATATCTCAAAGGACCATTATCTTTTGGTGGCAAGGGTGAGGATGTTGGAGATTGATTAGTAATGCTTGCATTTCCATTAACATATTCAGATAATGGCTTAACGTCAGAAACGTTAGCATACGATATACTATTATTTTGAGTAGCACTACTCAAATCTATATTATTTTGAGCTAGTGTATACCCAGAAATCGGATCTGCCATCTACTTTTTTTAACTATTTATTTTTAATTTTTGCAAAAGGGATAGATTGTAAATCTTTCACTTCTTCGGGATAAACCCGATGCAAAGACCCAACTATTTCTTGCCAAGTATATTGCCTTACTTCACCCCAGTGAAAATTAATTCCTCTGAATCCCCATTTGAATATATCAGTTACTGCAACAAATGGGTAAGCATCATACTGTATACCAGAGGTCTTTGGATTGTATATGAAAGTATAATATTCACCTGAAGAATTTGGAACTACTTCTGTTTCTGAAAGAACTTCTAATATTCTTAACATCATATCATCTGGATCTTCTACACCAATTAATTCTTTTAGAATAGGTCTAATTCTATTACTGTGAGTATCTGATATGTTGCTAGATTTTCTTTGTTTTATAGTTTTTCTTGGCATTTTAAGACCTAATATTTAAATCTTCTTCTGTAAGTATTTTAAATCCATACTGCCTATCCTCACACCATTCTCTTGCATACTCCCATTTTGATTGATTCTTGGCATATTCCATCACTTCGTTTAGATACGCCTGAGTTCTTCTTTTTGGTTCTTTTGGAAGACTTAATTGCTTTTTGGGTTTAATTTCAACAAGATATTTTTTAATAGAACCATTTGGCATTTGTTCTTTCACATAGAAGTCGGGAAAATATCTATGAGGTCTTCCATCAATTGGAGATTTATACCAGATAAAAATTTCTTCACTAGACCATTCTAGAATATTATCATTTGAATCTAGATATTTCATATACTTTCTTTCCCACAAAGATCTCCAAATTACTTGAGTTGGGTCTCCCTTGTATTTTTGTGGATTTTTAATTTTGTATTTTCCTTTGTATGACATCTAAATAACTACATCATAAAAACTTAATAAAGGTATTTAGAGTGCCTATACGTCGCCCAATATCAGCGTTTAAAAAGACTCTCACAAACCTAGCACAAACGTCACATTATCAAGTGATAATGGATGCACCTTATCCTGTGAGAAGATATTTATTGGATAGAGGGATTGATCCGTTCTTTATTACTGAAAACGTTGGTTTATTGTGTTCTTCTGCATCTCTGCCAGGAAGTTCATATGCAACATCAGATATTGTCGGAAACTTCACGGGTGTTGTTGAGAGAATGGCTCACACTCGTCAGTTTACTCAAATTGATTTAGAATTTTATGTCGATAAAGATTATAAGATAGTCAAGTTTTTAGAACACTGGATGGAATTTATATCTAGTGGATCTCAGGTAAATCCTGGAAGAGATGGATACTTCTTTAGAATGAGATATCCAAAAGATTATAAGACTGACCGCACAAGAATTATAAAATTTGATAGAGATTATGCCGCAGAAATAGAATATACTTTCTTTGGTTTATTTCCTCTTTCAATTAATAATATAAGCGTTTCATATGACTCTTCTAATATTTTGAAGGCATCCGCAACATTTAACTTTGATCGTTATGTTTGCGGTCCAGTTACCAGTCTTGATTTTGTTAGGGGAATTAATTTTAACAATATTATCAAAAATCCATCTACACCACCAGTAATTTACAGAACAGGTCAATCTCTTGGAAATGAGAGTGGTGTTAGAGGAGTTACTTACAAACCAGGAAATGTTAATCCTACTATAGTAAGATAAATAATCTTACTGAATTGTAGGATATTATGCCTTTACCAAAAATTGCTACACCAACATATGAGTTGGAAATACCATCAACTGGAAAAAAAATTAATTACAGACCTTTTTTAGTCAAGGAAGAAAAAGTTCTTATTATTGCTATGGAGAGTGAAGATCCAAAGCAAATAGCTAATGCCGTTAAAACTGTAATATCTAACTGCATCTTAACAAAAGGGGTAAAAGTAGATAATCTTTCAACATTTGATATTGAATATTTGTTTTTGAATATTCGTGGAAAATCTGTTGGGGAAACAGTAGAAGTTATGATTACTTGCCCAGATGATGGGGAAACTAAAATTCCCATTGAAATAAATTTAGACGATATTAAAGTCGAAACAAGTGAAGAACATAGTAGAGATATTAAACTTGATGAAAATTTAACATTAAGAATGAAATATCCATCTTTGAATGAATTCATCAAAAACAACTTTACG